CAAAGAAAGGTTGACTAACAGACCATTGATAATCTTTGAGACGGGTGGGTCTTCCGAGGAATGAACCAAGTGAAGAATCTGAAGTGCTACTTAAGTTCATCGTAGGATCCCAACCGGCGCCAATGGATGTGGTCCAACCAGCATCCTGCTCCTCAAAGTTGGTGATTTGTGCAGTAAAATTTGCAACACCTTCTTCTTGTATAGTACCCAGTGAACCAGACTGGGGTTTATATAGTGAACGGTTTATAGAGACCGCTCGCTCTGTAATAAAATTTGTAAAATTAGTAATGCGATTTGTTGATAAGGGTCAGTTACATGCATCATTGCAACTGCCTATTTACATTTTGTTTGTGGGGTTAATAACCACTCCCATTAAATAACGGGAAGCATGTTCGCTTCATTCTTGAAGTGCCAAAGCAGTCCGCGTACTAGGAGATGTTGAACCTAGTATCTACGTCTGTAATCAGTGACAAATTTCCCATTTTGGTTTCTCCGTGGAGTAACGATGACGTTGGGTAACGTCTCCGGGCAGTTTTAAGACATACCGGTCCACTGACGTCTACACCATAATTGGTGCAGTATCAAGTAGTTGAGCGTATTTTTCAGGGAATTTTGGTTCCCCAATCACCTCAACAATTGTGTATCCATACTCAGTATAGGTTACACCATATACCGTAAGGTCAGGACGCACAATAGCCAAAACGTTGGCATACTTGATAGCTTGTTCGACTACTAATTTGGTGCAACAACTATTTCTTCCAATAACGCGCTTGCATTCAATAACAATTGCGATTTCATTGTCCATATATAGGAGGTCTCCCTTCCCAATATTGTCCAATATAATGGAATATTCCATAGCTGTTGGTCTGCCCAAATCACAGATGACTCGCCTTAAGAGCTCATCTTCTTGAGTGACTGCCTGTGGGATCGTGATCTCACTAATAACGGAGTTTTCGTCATCATCAGGGCAACTGTAGCCGTATGAATCTGCTTCTCGTGAGAAGTGACTCATTTCGTGTAGTCTTTCATTGATCAATTCAAGTTTTGTAAATGCATTTGCATCACTTGATGTGTGCATGACCTGATGTTTCAACATCAAAAGGTCTTGTAGACTTCGTGTGTTCACGTTCATCTTATCGCACCAGATTTCTTGATCAAATCTCTTGCCCGCATGGGGCTTGTATTTTAACTTCCATTCCTCTACACGGGAATCATAGTCCTGGTCCAGTGTCCTGCAGGGCAAATTACACTCAGCAGCTACTTGCTGCATCTGTGCGCGCCTGTGCTCGAACACATCGCGTCCGTGAAAAAACCATTCACGTAACGCGCCATCTACGTTTTGCGTACACACCTCTTCGGGTGTCACTTGCTTGGATCTGAGAATACTGTGGAGAGACTTAAATATAGAGGCCTCTTCCAACATTCCAACGTAATGTCCCAATTCCTCTGAATACCTGTTCTTTCGCTTTAAAAAA